AGGAGCCACCAATGGACATGGCGGAATTTAAGCGCCGCAAGGCGGAGCTGATTGCCAAGTGGGGCGAAAAGCTACTTACGCCCACAGAAGCGGAACTGCGGCAGCAGGAAGAAGACGTAGCGGACCTGTGCCGCTTTGCCAAGGTGCGCCCGGCCAAGCTGCTCAACGGCATGGCGCAGGCGTACTTGCGTGGGGAGCGTTAAATGCTTATTGAATTCGAAGACAAACTTGATGACGGCCGCTTAATTACATTCGAGGCCGACGAGTTTGAAGCCAGCGACTGGACTGTGGGCTACGGCGGTGCGGTTACCAACTGGTGCGCGCGGCTGGAGGGCACAGGCTTCCCCGTGTCGCTTACTGACGCTGAGGAAGAACGGCTGTGTAACAAAGCATTTGAACGGTGGGAAGAGGCCACCGCCTATGACTACGACGACTAGGCCGCCCTTCGTGGCGTATGACGGTACGCACACGCTGCTGGTGCTGAAAGGCGGCCAAGCCGTGCGCGCTACGGATACGGAATTGCGGTTGATACCTGTAAAGGAGGGCGCTTACGAAATACTCAGCGAGTACCCCGTCAAACGCTGGATAGAGTTGCAGACGGTCGAAAATAGCGGTAAAGTTATCCCGCGTTCAGTTAAAGTTGTTTTGGAAAGGCTGGGCGCAGACCCAGCACTTGAATACACCCGAGAAACCTTTACAAGGAAGCATATCATGGCTACGAAGAAAGAACCGGCCGCCGACAAAGCCACGGCCGACAAAGCGCCCGCCACCGACGCCAAGAAGGCCAACGCCGCCAAGGCGCCGGCCAAGGAAAAGGCCGCGCCCGCCGCCAAAAAGACGGCAGAAAAGCCGGCTGCAAAGGGCAAAGACGCGGCGCCCGCTGCCAAGGCCCCGGCCAAGCAGCCCGCCAAAGCGGCAAAGGAACCTTCCGGTGAGGAAGGCCGCCGTGGCCGCCCCAGCCCCTACGCGGCCGACGCGGTCGTGAAGAAGGGCAAGGTGGACTTCAAGGAACACATCCGTGAAGGCACGCACCGCTTCAGCCGCACCGAGTTCCTTGTCAAGAACGTTGGCAAGAAGATCGGTGATTTGCTCGGCCAGGAGTTCGAACCGGGCTACGCACTGGCCAGCAAGCACGTCGGCGCGGCCATCGAGGCTGGGTACATCGAGCTCAGCAAGTAAGCAAAAGCCTGCGCCGCACGCAGGCTGTGCCCGGAAGCCCGCCACCGCGCGGGCTTTTGAACTCCTTGGAGGTTTCTATGGTCGTAATAAAGCTGGGCGGCTGTAACGGCAGCGGCAAGAGCAGCGTGGCCCGCGCGCTGCTGGAAAAGTACAAAATGGCACCGTGTGAACACAAAAACGGCAAGCCGTATGTGTACGGCGGCAACGGGCCGCAGGGCCACCGCGTATTTGTGCTGGGCCGCTACGAAACGGCGTGTGGGGGTATGGACGGCATAAGCGATAAAGAAGAACGCTTGGAGCTAGTGCGCCGCTACGCCTACGACGAAGTTACCGGCGACAAAGGCATCGTATTTTACGAAGGTCTAATTACCGGCAAAACGTACGGCGCAATGGGCGCGCTGTCCGACGAGCCGGGCCAAAAGGGGCGGTGGCTGTACGCCTTCATGGACACGCCGTTCGAGGTCTGCGTGGAACGCGTGAAGCAGCGCCGCTACGAAGCCGCCATGGCGAAAGGCTTAGGAATAACGGAGGCCACGGCACACCAAGAAGCCTTGGACGCCGAGCGCACCATGCGCCCCACGTTCAAGAGCATCATCAGCACCGAGCAGCGCGCCCGCGCAGCCGGCCACCCAACCATCTGGCTGCCGCACGACAAGACGCCCGCGCAAATTGTGGCGGTGCTCATGAAGCGCGTGGGGAAAATGCTATGAAGCAAAAACACCCGTTCAGAACCGAAGCGCTGAAGGCGCTCGTATATTGGATTACGGAAAGGGAGTTGATACGGCACCACAAGGAAGCGGGCCACGCGCGCCCGTGGACCAAAGACCCGATACTGGCCAAGTATCGCTTCTGTAACGTGGACCGCAATGACGATGCTGTTACGCAGTGGATTCACTCGCACTGGCTGCACCCATTTGGAGGCGACTCTAACCTGTGGTTTGCCATGGTAGTAGCGCGTTTGCTAAACCTACCGGAGTGCTTGCTTGAAGCCCAGAAGGCGGTATTTAGTGGCGGCGGAAGCGTGCGCTGGCTGCCTAGCGTATTCGTGGCCACGCTGAGCTACCGGCGCGCCACAGGGGCCAAGCTATTCAACGCGGCGTACATCGTCAGCACCAACGGCCACGCCATGGACAAGGTGGAGTACTTGGCGGCGCGTGTGCTTACCCCGCTTTGGGAAGCGCGCAGGCAAGTGTCACCAAACAGCTGCGATACGTTGGAAACATTCCACAAAACGCTTACCATGTACGACGGCCTTGGCAGCTTTATGGCGGCGCAGGTGGTGGCGGACATAAAGTACGATCCAAGGAGCCCACTCAACAACGCGCCAGATTTCCGCACCTGGGCGGCCAGCGGCCCCGGCAGCCGGCGCGGCATGAACCGCCTGTTTGAGCGCCCTGCCGACGCCCCGTACCGCGAGCAGCAGTGGCGCGCAGACATGGCTATTTTGTGCGATGTGCTGTGGAGCGATCCAAAGCTGGCGCCGTACCACGAGAAGCTCACCGCCCAGAACGTTCAAAACTGCCTTTGCGAGTTTGACAAGTACATGCGTGCCAAGCGCGGCGAAGGTGAACCGAAGCAACTATATAGGAGCAAGGTATGAAGCACGAGCCATACGCCCGCATCATCGTAGCCAACAATGTCAACGACGCCCTGGAATCAGGGCTTTGGCATTTGGCAGCCAATGGCCAAATTGGCGGCAGCCGCAACGGGCCGGTACTGGTGGCGCCTGGGCCGGTTACCACGGAATACCTCAATCCTACGTACCGCGTACTGTTCAGCGAACAGCGTGACGCCAACCCTTTCTTTCACCTTTTCGAAAGCATGTGGATGCTGGCCGGCCGCAATGACACGAATGCGCTCAAGCCCTTTGTACCGCGCATGCAGGATTTCAGCGACGACCAAGAAACGCTAAATGGCGCGTATGGTTACCGCTGGCGCGAATTCTTTGGGTACGACCAGCTAGTGGAGCTTACCAACTTGCTTAAGCGCGACCCAAGCACCCGCCGCGCCGTACTGAGTATGTGGAATGCGGCGGCGTACGAAGGGTACGGTTGGCAGGCTGATCTAACCAACCAAGGTTCCAAGGACCTACCCTGCAACACGCACGTATATTTTGACGCCAGCCGTGGCCACCTGGACATGACAGTGTGCTGCCGCAGCAATGACGTAGTGTGGGGCGCGTACGGCGCCAATGTCGTACACTTCAGCTTTTTGCACGAGTGGATGGCGGCGGCAGCCGGGCTGCACCTGGGGCGCTACTACCAAATGTCCAACAACTACCACATTTACTACGAGCGACCGGACGTACAGCGGTTAATCAAGGTGGACCCCGCCCAGCCGCGCGTCAACTGGTTTGTGAATTACAGGCATGGCCCCAATCCGTACCTGTTCGCGGAAAACCGCGTGCGGCCATTACTGGCGGGCGACGAGGCGCACTCTGCCACGTTCTTCCTGCGGGAAATGGAAGAGTGGGTGGAAATGGGCGGCGGGCTGGCGCACCCCACCTACAGCTTTACGCGCGACGTGCTGAACCCGATGATTCGTGCGCACGATCTATACAAGTACGAAAATGATATCGTCGGGGCCGAAGACGTGCTAAGGCAAATGGTCCCGTGCGACTGGAAGACCGCTGGGCTGAAGTGGCTTGCCACACGCCGCCAGCGCCGACAAGCTGCGGCGAATACCACCGCCACAAAATCGTAACTTTCGCTTGCTCTACAATAATATGGTAGGCGTATAGTTGTTACCGGCAGCGCGGGGCCGTGTTGCCGTAATTTTTACATTGAGGAGCCGTAAGATGAATGAAGAACGGGGCGCGGGGGGCGTGCTGCAACTGCTCAATTTTGTACAGCGCGCGGCGCGTGTAACACGGTATCACACAGAAACAACTATTCGCCATCAGACTGTTGGCGAGCACAGCTTTAATGTAGCGTGGCTCTGCCACTTGCTTACCCGACAGCGGCCCACCAGTGCGCTTTTGGTGCACGCCGTTGCACACGACGCTGCGGAACATGCCACCGGCGACATCCCCAGCCCCACTAAACGCGCGCTTGGTATACGCCCCCAGGTGGATTCCTTTGAAGCGGCGCTGATGAACAGCGTGGGCTTGGAACTTCCGCCGCTTGACGAGCACAACGCGCATATCCTGAAACTGGCGGATGCGTTGGATGGCGTGCTGTACTGCCTGAACGAACGCATGCTCGGCAATCGTTTAATCGAAGTGGTGTTTCGCAATTTCTGTCATTACGTGCGGGAGGAGTTGAAAACATACCACGAAAAGTACCAGGAAGTATTCGGTGCCGGGGCCGAGTACGTGGAAAGTGTGGCCTTGGAAATTTTGCTGTACGCCGAAGCACAGTTCAAAGACCCAACCAAGCAGCCGTTGGACCGCCAGCAAATGGTGGATACGGCCGCCTCGATGAATAAGGTGAATTAGTATGAGCAAGCACGACCCAAACAGCCGGCAGGTAGGCGGCGATCATTACAGCGGCGAATATCAGCACTGGGACTTTGCCACCGACCTGCGAATGCGGCATCTGGAAGGCGCGGCCACCAAGTACCTAGCGCGCGCCGGCAATAAAGCCGGGGAACCGCGCGATAAGGATTTGGAAAAGGCGCTCCATTACCTGGAGAAGTTGCTGCACCTGCTACAGGAAAGACGTATCAAACCGCTGGCCGTTATGCAGTCAACCGGGGCGGCGCCTGTGGTGGCGCGGTTTATTGCCAGCAGCATGCGCGGCGCAGCGTTCACCCCGCGCATTGTGGCGGCGCTGGTGCTGCTCTCCAATTGGGCTACCGAAGACGCACTAGTAAGCGCCATCGACTATGTACGTGCGGAGCTCGGCATTGCAATACGGCCCGACATGCCCGCTATTGTTATCAAACCCCTTGCTTAAAGCCGGGCGCAACTCAACTGGAGAAACCAATGTCACAGAAACAGAACTGGCTACTGGATGTAATGCGCTACGTGCCCACGCAGGCAGAGCGCGACGCGCTGTTGGACGGCTACAGTCAAACGGCTTTAGCCGCCCGAGAAGGCCGTGACAAACCGAAGAACCCGCACCCCAACCCGGAAAACGGCAGCAGCGAGCAGGCCATGCTCTACAGCGCGTGGCGGCAGGGGGCGCAGCGGGCGGAGTCGGACTGGCAGCGCTGGGCTGTGCTACCCGCGTACGAAAAGGAGCTTTTTGAAAAGGCGTGCGAGGACGCGGCGCGGAATAAGGCGGAGCCGGCCAGCCGTGGCGACGTGCCCAAGGAAGAACCGAAGCCCTACAAGCCTGAAACGGTTACGGCCGCCATCCATGGCTACCGCCAGCAGACCGAAGAAGCGCAGGGCTTGGTGAATGAGGCCAAGCTGCTGGAAGCCCAAGTACTGGCTTATCTGCAAAAGTTGCACGATCGCATTTCAAACGAAATGGGCGAATTGGCCAAGGCCGTGGCGGAGCACCAGTCCAGCGGCTACCAGCGTATGTCGGTGGCGGAGCAGCAAGCCAAGCTGGATGAGTTCAAGGCCAAGGAGCGAGAACTCAACACGGCGGCGCGCTGGCTGGCCCTGGCCAAAACCAGCATTGAGGTCGGCTTTATGGAGGCTAACCGGAGCACCTTCCGCCCGGCGCCCGTAAAGCCCGCAGGCGGCGTTTGAGCCCCTTGCCGATAGGTAGGTAGCACCCACACCCCAACCAAAGCCCTCTAGGCACTCGCCTGAGGGCTCTTTTACCATCAAACAGCCATGAACCGAAATACGCCCCGTGGCAAGCGTGGTGAATACCCGCAAAGGTGACAGTATGAGTGGAATTGTGCAGTGTCTTACATGCAGCGGCCGGGGCTGGGTGCACCGGCTACACCCCACCGTGCGCCGCGCCTTGCACGAATGCCGCGTGGTGCCGCTGGCCACCGCGCGCTTTCAGGCGTTCAAATGCCAGTGCCCCAAGTGCCACGGCTACGGCAAGCACGTGCACGAACCCAAGCCCCGACGCCCCAGGCCGCTGTACTAAAAGAAAAAGCCCCGGCCTAACTGCACCGGGGTTAAAAGGAGCGCCCACGCTCCACGAGTTACTGTGTGTACCGCTTTTTAAGATCGGCGTACCACTGCTGCCAGCCGCGCACCACTGCTTCCAACTCCTGCGCGTACGCCGTTTCCTCTATGTGCAGGGTAAGCACATCACTGAGCTTCACTTCCGTTGCTGCCGCTTCGCTGGCCGCTTCCGGTGGCGGCGGCAATTGGAAACGGGCTGTCCCCTTGGGCGGGGCCAGAAGCCGGCTGTCCACCGTCGGCGCCCCCGGACACGCCGCTGGCGGCACCATCACCGGCGGCTGCGTTCCACAACCGAACAAACCCAGCATTGACAGTGCAGCTGCTATCCACAGCGGCCGGCACATACACCGGCACTTGCACAATGCGTTCGCGTGATTTTTCATAAATAACTCCCGTGGCGCTGGCCACTTCCAGCCCTACGGCCTGCGCGTCGCTGGCCTGGGCCGCCTGCGTGGCGATGGTCTTTGTTTCCTGCTTCACTACTTGCTGCTGCACCTGCAATTGCTGCTGTTGGCACTGCACCTTGATGGCGTTGCCGCCGTTGCGGTGGCCGGCCGCGTACCCGCCTAGGAACAGGCCCACAGCAAGCAGCAGCGCGGCCAATGTCTTGGCTGCGGTGGTCTGTAGCATTTCACTCTTCCTTTCCGCAGGTCATAGGCTGCACGTACTTTTCCCTGCGGGTGATAAGCACGTTACGCACATAGGCGCGGTTAATTTGGAAGAAGCTTTGCCCGTACCCACTAGCCGGCCGCTTGGCCTTGGCGCTGGTGTGTTCAACGTTGCCAAACCAGACGGTTGGGTCGCAGCCGGCCGTGTTGGCGCAGATGCGGCGGTCGCTGCGGAAGCCGCCGATACCGCCGTTGTACGCCGCCAGCGCGCACGCCAGCCTGTCGTACGGCGTACCCATGAGCGGCGTACATTGGTGGTAGGCTGCGGCATCCATCGTAAGAAGGGCGATAAGCTGCGGACGGGGCCGAAATCTTTCGGCCCAGGCCCAGCCGTGTAGCGCCGGTTGCTGCGCCTTTACGGCGTTGAAGTTGTTGAACGTGGGCGTAACGGTAAGCTGCCCTAGCCCAAAGCCATATTCCCGCGCCGTTTTAAGCTCGGCGCGGGGGCTAAAGCACTTCGGGCTGCGCATGGAACTGCACGTTTCCTGCTCCACCTGGGCAGGCAATGCACTCGGCAACGGCTGCCCCGGCCAGAACTGCGGCAGCAGCCCGCACAGCAACGCGATAACGGCAGGGGCAGCAGCGGGCAGCATTTAAACCTCCTTGTCCACTGGCGTGCAGAAATACGGCCGTGTGTAGAAGTGGCCGGGGTAGCCAATGCGCATTTTCTTATCGTTGTACAGTGCAATGAATTCGGCCCGGCCCATGTCGTCCAGGTGTTGGAAGTAAAACTTGAGGCCCGGCGCCTGCACCGTGACGTTGCCAGATTCATCCTTAACGTCATGCAGATACACTTTGTACGATTTGTCGGTGGGGCCAACTTCCCCACCATCACGCACAAACTTCAGGAAAACCTCCTGGCTTACGCTGCCGCAATAGCTACAGCGGCCGTCGGCGCGGTAGTGGTCGTGGTGCTGCTCGCCTGCTTGCGTGCGCGCCTGTTCGTAGCGGCGGCCGCATGTATGCGTGGCAATAGGCTGCGAGGCGGCCGCCTCCTCCATGGTAACGATTTCCCAGTCTTCCGCCGCAAAGTCCTCGGAACTGGCATGGAAGGCACTGCCCACGTGGTTTAGATGCGGACCGCCGTGGAACCGGTAGTACCCATCCTGCGCGCGTTTGACGTGCAGTCCAGGAACACGGCGGTGCCACTCCTGGCGGCGCACGCATTTGCCCTCACGCAGGGCCGGCATAACTTCTTCCAAACGCATGGTAGCCTCCTTAATGCGCGCCGTTGAGCGAAAGGGCCAGCCAGATGGCGAAGCCCACAATGCTCAGGCCGTTGAAAATTTTCAGGCCGCAAACCACGATGGCCGCCGCCTCGTTGCCCTCCTTAACCAGCAACAGCAGCCCGGTAACTGCCGTACCGGGCCAGAACAGCATGCTGACCATCACCTGAAATCCAGTGATAATGAAAAGTCCACCAACCAGTTCGATAAGCGTGGCCAGTTCCGGCAGGTTGATGAACCCGCTGGGCTGTAGTGGAATGCGCGCCATGAAAAGCAGCGAACCGATAACAATCATGGCCCAAGCGCTTGGGTTGTAGAGCGGGCGAATGAAAACCTTTAAAGCCTTGAACATACTTACTCTCCATCAGGTATTACTGCTTGGCTGCCCGCGCTGGGGCTTAGGGCTTCCGTGCAGTGGTCCTTTTGAAACACGTTGAGGAATTTGCACAGCACGCAGCCCCACGCGCGGCCGTTGTTGCGGGCCTTGGCGGCGCGGCTGCTGATTGTCTCGCCTGGATCACCTCC